CGGCCATAGCCCTAACCTTTCTATTTCAAATGGTAAATTAGCTGGTATTAGTTGATATAATGTATCTGGAGTTGTCGGATGAACATCCGTCATTCCAGGTTTCCATCTTAACCACACATTCTCGTACCAGTCTTTAATATTAAAATCTCCTGAATGTGCGTAATGTGTAATCTTTCTCAATATTTCTTCGTCAGTCTTAGCCCAACTGAAGTGATGTAGCCAAACTGGTGCTTCTACATATCCAGAATCTACTACTCGTTTGTCTACAAATCTAACTGTCGGCTTGATTGCTACTAATTGTTTGTAGTCTCGTGGCGGATCTGCTACGTATCCATCTTTCCAGTAAGTATATTGTCCTGCAACAATGACTGCTTCTGGGCTATTGTCTTCTAAGAACTGTAAAAGATGCTCAAAATCAGCGTTGCTGAAAAACTCATCAGGGTCAATAACGAGCACATAATCAAAGTCTGATAAGTATTCTTGTCCAGCATTCCTCTGTTCTTCCTCAGATTTCCAAGGATAACTGATGACAGTAGCACCAAGGCTACTAGCAATATTTGCAGTCTTATCTGGTTCATTTGAATCTCCATTCCATGGTTTAGATGTATTAAGTACTAATATTTCTTCCACTTTATTCTGGTAATGTTGAATAAATGGAACTATAAAACGCTCTTCTCTATAGGCAATAGTAGAGATTGCCAGCCTCATCTCAAGGCCTTATCCCATTTCTGGGCTATTAGTGCCCAATCATATCGTTTAATGGTTTCTTCGGCTATTTCTTTGCGTTTTTCGTCAGATATTGGGTTTAATAGTGCATCTATAACACGATTAGCAAATTCATCAAGTTTTTCTGGGTTATCGTGTATATCTTCTATGTCTTCTTCTTCTTTGCACCAAATAGACTCTTGCAAAGCTGCAAATCCACTGGATACTACGTCTATTCCTGCTGCTAGAGCCTTTTTAACGGTTATACAATCGATTTCTGGGAATGATGTGCAGTAGGCCAGTACTTCTATCTCTTTCATCAATTCTGCAAGCTCTGTGTGGCTCAAACGGCCATGTTCTACTACGTCATATTGATTGAATTTTCGGATAAGATTCCATTTCCACTTCATTCTTTCTGGGTTATCTTTGTGAAAACTGTCAAATGTGTTCCAACCATAGGCCACATCAAGCGTTACATCAGGCACTGCTTTAACAATTTTAGGCCAAACAGCATCAGATAATAGCACATCAAGGCCTCTATCGTATGAACTAAACCAACCTACGCTATGTTTACGCTTGGACATCGGTATTCTCCTGTGGTGTTGGAGTTTCTACTACTGGGTACGGAAACTCTATAACTGGTTCTGGTGTAGGTTCTTCTGGTTCGGTCGGCACAATCGGTGGTGCTGGTGGAATTGGTGCAGCATTTTGAGCGTATTGTTCCCAGTTACGTGCTGAATGATTAAACTTGTAAAGCATTCCACTTTCATCTAAGCCGTAAAGTTCTGCTTTGTCGCCTGCTAGTATTTGTATTATTTTCATTTAAAGTGTCTCCCATCTAAACCGTTAGGTATTATTGATATTTTCTCTTCTGGTATGTTTGGTGCGTATGTAGTTTGGAATTTAGTCTTGAACATGAATAGGTCGGTGTTTTCTATGTCTGCGTTAGATATAGTTTGGTGTCCAACTGGTGTGTCGTGTAAGTCAATGATTCGTTTTCTAGCTTTAATTCCTCTAGTAAAGCTTGGTGCTCGCCAAGCGCAGAATACATCGAACTGGTCAAATGGATTAAGAAGTGTCCATGGCTTGTAGGTAACTTTGTCTTCTGTGTATTCTTCGTCCCTGTCGTTATAGACTGTAACTTCCCAGCCAAGTTTAGCTAGTTCTCGGCTAAGATAAACTACTGCTTCTTCGCTTCCGCCCATGCCTTTAGCTAATGTGTCAGGACCCCAAGTTTCGCTGCCTGGTCCACAGTAAATTACTAGTGACTGTTTAGGCCAAGTTTTTTTAGGAAAAAATTTAACACGCTCTGCATTAAGTCTTGGGTCTGCAAATATGCGAGCTGGTAGTGATTCAAAGATTTTCTGTGGTTTGCCACCATTACCTTTAGTGTAGAAAAGTAGCCATTTAGTAAAGTCAATTGCCTTGCTGTCAAAGTAAGCATCTTCAAACAGTTGTTTCATTTCTTCATCAAATGCGTCAGGGTTCTGGTTAATTACAACTTGGTATAACTTGAAGGCTTCTTTAACTTTGCCACTAAATAGGTAGCACTGTGCACCCATGGCCATGCCTCGGTACTTGTAAAGTGTCGGATCTACAATGCTGAGAGTTTCAGGTTCTGGTTTAGCAAGGCCAACTTTAAGCCACTCAATACCTTTATCGAATTTCTCAGTTGTGGTGTAGATTAAAACTTTTATGAAGTAGGCGTCTGGGAATTCTGGTTTAAGTTTGATGGCTTCATCAGTAGCGTATAAAGCTTGGTCATAGTTTTGAAGTATCCATTCACTATCTGCTATGCGGCACCAGCTTCTGTATTGGTCTTCATCCCAACCTGAAGTTTTAATGTGCTGTAAGAACCACTGTATGGCTGTCTTAGGGTCTTTCTCGCCTAGGGCTGTCATTCCTAAGTAATAAGCATCTCGTGGGTCTTTAGTTTCCTTAAAGTGCTTTTCAAGAATTATCTTGTTTCTGGCCATGCTTTTTGCAACGTCTTCTTTGGTCTTTTCGTGTTTAACATATACCCAAGTATTCTTTTCAAGATGAGCTGGCGGGCCTTGTAATATCTCGTGTACAGGAGTAGACCATTTACCCTCGTAAGTAGTCTTAATTAGTCTTTCTCGCCAGTGATCTGATATTGCATCGCCATTCTCATTCTGAGCATAGTCGTATTTAAGCTGAACAATATCTAGTTCGTTTTTAACTGCAAAGTTGACAAGTTCTTTGATTCGCTCAGGGTAGATAATATCATCATCGCTATCGGCCCAGAACCAATAATCAGTATCAATCTTTTCCTTGTTGAAATTTCTAGCAGCAGCAAAGTCATCTATCCATTTAAAGTATGATAGTTCTAGTTTAGGGTCGTTTAGTTTTTGAAGTTCGTAGTACTGGGTTTTATTTTTGTCGGCAACTGTTATGAAATATTTGTCAAAGTATTGTCCGTATTTTTGGATGAATTTTTGTGTGGCTTTTGCGTCGTTTGTTATTTGCGATAGGCCTATTGTCATGCTTACTCCTTTGGTTTAATTGCTTCATCTAATGCGTGATGCAGTTGTTTAATGGTTTTATAGTGAACCCAGAAATTCAGTTTAGCTTCCTGCTCACCAGGTCCTTTATAAAACGTATGTCTGTATTCATCAGCTTTCTTGCTGATGTCTGCCATCATGTCGGCTAAGATATATGGGTCAGTATGAGTTATTCCAAACTCTTTAAGTCGTCTTCCATTATTGCCAATCTTGCCATTATCAAAAGCGCCCAAAAGCTCATAGCCTGACATCACTAAGTAAGCAGCCAAAGAAATGTCACTTGTAGCGTACAAGAAATCGTTATTCATTTTCCCATCTGATAGGCTCATCTATTTATTCCAAGTTTAATGTTCGTGGTTAAACAATAGCATGTTGCTTAATTTAAGACAACAGACGGCCAGTAATGGAATCCCAAACCTTTTGTTTCTTGGGAGTAAACTTTTCAGGCATCTTTCTATCAAGCTCCCAGCAACCATATTCAAAGGCCCTAGCTCCGTGAGAGTATTGATCGTGCATAGGCACTTCGTTGCTCTGATTGATAGCTGATTCTTTCTTGGTGTCTGGATAGCGGTAGTTATTTAAGATATCTATGAAGCGTTCTGTGCTTTGAGTTTTCTTGATATATAGCATAGGAATATATTTATGGGCTATACGTATTTGGCTTGTAAGGGAAGGGATGTGGTTAGTAGTCATGTGCACTCCTAGTTTTCTAAGCTCATCAATAGCGCTGGTGCCTGTAGTTAGGCTTCTACTCTTACCAGCTATGTCACCAACATGCTTAATCGGCGTGCCATATTTCTTGCTGTTTAATACTTGCACAAAGTGATTGATAGCCACATTGTTAGCTTCATAGTAATCTATAACTCTAATCTCGTTCTCAAAGGTCTGAACCCAAATCATAGCTGTCGGGTCATTAACTCCAAAATCCCACCAGACTTCTAGCGGCAAATTACTCTCATAATTGATGTCATCTCTAACTTGCAACTCTTCATTAAATTCTTTATAGACAACTCCAACAGGCTTAATGTATTCAGCCATAATCTCCTGCTGATAAAAATCCTCTCC